CTCCATACCCCAACCAGGAGCGTCTATGGCCGTATCGTACGTTATTCCAGCCTATCTCTTTATGAGTGCTTTTGCTCATAAACAGCCGGCTTTCGGTATCTATCTTCGATTATCCGATCGAGTTAAAATGCTCAATCGGCTTTTCGATGCTGATCCCGAAGGAAATATGTCGATACACCGTAGATTCTTTCTGGTTAACAATATTGCCAAGGAAACACATTCAACATCGCTTATTAGTGGTTGGCGTTGTGGGACTGTAGGACCCGCAAGGATCCTAGTTGTTCCTCAGCTAACCGCTATGACGATGGTGAAGAATGCCTTTGATGCCGTCCTGCTGTTTAGGGACGAAATCGCTGGCGTGCGTTTCTTTGTCGAGGGTGATGAAGCGGGTGTCTTTAGCACCGAGCTTTACGCTCGTGGCCAACATTTACGGCCAAGTGGAGTAGACAATGGCATACACTAAGGTTACATCTACGTCGCAAACTTTTTACCTACGCACCAGAACGATGCCCCATGTCTTTAGCGATTTAAGTTCTAAGCTTTTTAAACTTGAACGCACAAGAACTGGGAACTATCTGCCTGGTTGGCGCAAGCTAATTAGTGAGCACCGTAATGCGACCACTGTGATGTCAGGTGTTTACGAGAGTTTTGCTTACTCTCGGATGTTAGCGACGGTTCTTAAGTTGCGTGACACAGGTGGGCCTGGTCCTGAGCATACCGACTACGTGTATTCTAACGGAGCCGCTGCTCAGATACGCTACCTTCCTGGCACGTTGCACACGAACCCCGATATCGTCACCACTGTTGCACAGAGCCGGGCACGCCAATTAGCTTTCAAAAAGATACGTGATGCACAATTCTCCATGTCTGGAGGAACGTTCATCGGCGAACTTGGAGAGGCTATTCGCATGCTCCGTCACCCTGCAGAAGGCCTTCGGAAAGCTTTGAAGTCTGATTATCTCGATAAGCTTAAAGCTATCAAGAAAAAGGACCCAAATCGCTGGAAGAAGGCTATCTCGCAGTCGTGGCTCGAGGGTTGCTTCGGCTGGAGGCCTTTCATTAATGACCTTGAGGACGCTGTTAAGGCGTACAAAGAGGCTACTAATGTTGACCGAAAC